ACCATGAAGTTTATACGGAGCAACGGGGCTGGGTAAGGATCGACCAGCTGAGACACGCCGACAAGGTACTGGTATGGGATCCAGGCACCTTCAGCACTTACTTCGCCTTCCCTCTTGCTTACTACCGGTACTATGTCAAGGAGCCTCTCGTTCGTATCACTGGCCATGGCTTCTCGACTGTCTGTACCAGGAACCATTACTTTCCTATCTCGCCTCATAGGGATGGAGAAGTCTTCAGGGTGCCTGCAGAGGTAGCGGTACATCGAGGCGGGCTGATCCACTTTATGTTCGGCGACCTCGACAACCCGCTAGAAATCTTACCCAAGCAGGACGTAGAGATGACGACGGAGTACTATGAAGGCCCTGTCTACTGCCTCGCTGTCCCTACCAAGTTCTTCGTCGTCAGGCATGGAGGCAGCGTTCATATCACAGGCAACTCCAACTACGGTGAAGGTCTGGTGGTCCTCCCGCCTGGGCGACTGGAGAAGTCTAAGAACCTCATCTCCCGGGGCGCTTTGAAAGTCTACCGTGACTGGGAATATGCTGGCGGTGTCGTAGGCTTCACCGGCGTCAACTTGGCCATGCGCTTGTTCGGCAGCGCCAGCCTGGAGCACCGGAAGCTGGCCTTAGAGATCCAAGACCAGTACTTCCGGCGCTTCCCTCAGATAAGAGAGTGGCAGAAGAAGCTATCCGAGCAGGCGGAGAAGGGCTACGTCCAGACAGCTTCCGGCCGCTACCTTAGGCTGCAAGGGTCGCCTGAAGAAAGACTGAAGCAAGCCCTAGCCTTTCATGGTCAAGGCGGTGCAGCTGACTATTGCCAGGAAGCCATGATAAAGTATTACCAGAGCGGCCATGTTCCTTTGCTTCAAGTCCATGACGAGCTGGTGTTTGAGATTCCAGCAACCATGTCTGATAAGCAGGTGCTGGAGTTCTTCTCAGTCATGCAGCAGGAGAGCTCTTTCTTCCCTGGCTTCACATGCCCGGTAAAGGTCAAAAGAGGTTCAAATTACCTGGACATGCGCGAGATCTCGAAGCGCTGATCACTCCTACGCCGCGGGAGGTGCTGACCTTCGTGCATAACGCACAAGTCCAAGCGGCGAAGAGAGTAGAGAAGAAACGTATCAGAACCTGCGCTGCCTACGCTTATGAGACGGTCCAGGCTTTCCGTTCCTTCAACCTTACGACGGATGAGGCTGTGGCTGTCTTAGTGTCGGCGGCGTATGAGATACTGAGGTCGGTATGCGAAGGAAAACGGTAAGCTTCTTGGCCTTTGGCGATCTTCACTTCGGCTACTCCCGGTCAGTCTCCCCGTCTGGCAAGCTGGTGTCGGTGCCGGTCCATAACACCAGAGCTTTCCGGGCCATGCTTGAGTTCGCCCGGGACTTCAAGCCTGACATCGTCTTGTTCATGGGCGATAACTTCGACATGCGGCCCGTCAACAGGCACGGACTGGACAAGCCTAAAGAAGTGGAAGTCCAGCGCCTGGTAGAGGTCTACGAGAAAGGCATGGAGTTCTTCATCAAGCCTTTCCTGGACCTCGCCCCTACCGTACACTGGTTCGACGGCAACCATGAAGCCTGGGTCTGGGAGTTAGAAGCGAAGTACCCAGGCATCTCAGGCATGCTGGATCCTGTCAGCTATCTAGGCCTGCGGAAGGACGTCATCTACCATCCTTACGGTGAAATCTACCGCATGGGTGACGTCTATTTCGCTCATACAGTAGTCCGTAGCAGCAAGAACTGTGCCAAGGCTGCCGTTGATAAGGTTCGTGCGCCGGTCAGGATCTGGCACTTCCATACCTACCAGGCCTACACGCAGGAAGCCATGAAGAACCACGGCTACCAGACGGGTGTTGCCGTTCCTTGTATGTGCAACCGCGGCCCTGACTACGATCCCTTCAAGATCAACCACTGGGTCAACGGTTTCTTGTACGGCTGGGTGGAGCCTAACGGGGATTTTCATGACAACGTTGTCATCATCTGGAAAGACAAGTTCATCGCCGGAGGTAAGCTGTATGACGGACGTAAGAAGGCTTGAGAGGGACGATCTTGTGAGGATTCGCTGGGTGGACGCCAGCTTTACGATCGAGGAAGTCATTCCGGAGACCTGCGCCCTCGGCCAAGGGATTGAACTGGACACGGTCGGCTATGTCGTCCACGTCGGCGAGGAGTTTGTAACGGTAGCGATGGAGAGGTCACAGGATGGCGTCTATCGCGGGGCCTGTGACATTCCCATTGCTTGTATCAGGGGGTTATCAGTACTGAAGAAAGGAGGAACATGGGAGTCTTAATCGCGTTCAAGTTCTTACGCTGGACCCTGGCGTTCAGCATCGGGCTGGAGCTGAAGAAAGAGCCACGGTCAGAGAAGGAGGCACTGATCGAGGCGTTGCTCAATGCAGCAGCTAATAGACCTGTACAACAAGCCGCTACCGGAGACAGCAGCCTGGATTGATAAGGGGATACTGCCTAAGAGCTCCATCCTCCTGCTCGGCGGGGAAGCCAAGATCGGTAAGAGCCTGCTGGTGATGGACTTGATGCATTACTTACGCACAGGCTCTTGCCCTTGGCTTCCTGTGGCTGAGCTTCCCCGGGCTGTCCTATACATTGAGCAGGAAATAGGCGAGATCGGCCTGCAAATGAGAGTCAAGACCCGGTACAGGGACGTACAGCCGCCGGGAGGAATATTCATATGCTCCAAACACCCGGACTTCTACCACCTCGATAAGGTCTTAGGAAGGGACGCCCTGTACCGTGCTATTGATGAAACAGGCGCGCAGGTGGTAGTTATCGACCCTATCTCGCGCTGCTTCCTGGGTGATGAAAACTCGAACACTGAGGTCAACCGTCTTTTTGTCTCGCTTGACATGGTGTTGGAGCGCTATCGGTCTGAAGGGCTGTCGATCGTGCTGGTTCATCACTTCGGCAAGCCCCCGCTCATGACCGGCGAGCTGAACCGGGATCCTCTTTCCCCTTACAACTTCCGGGGCGCATCCAAGTGGTTTGACGCTCCGGACGCGCTCATCACCATGATCAAGCAGACACCTGGCCCCGGCGAGTGGCTACGAGTAAAGATAGGCTTCGAGGTCAGGCATGGGGAACACCTGCCGCCGAAGCTGCTGGCTATCAAGGAACCCGGCTGGGTTCACGAGGTTTGTCTTCGGGGGCTGCGAAGTGCGCCCTTACACCTGCGGTCAGCAGCTGAATGAAGCGTTTGTTGGCTGCAGGGTTGGTGGCCGCCTTCTCCATCAGTCGCACGAAAGAGTCACCGTGGGTCAGGACCTTCTGAATGATCAGCGTTGCCGGGACCACCAAGGTTGCTGCCTGAAGGGTCCCGGTAACTGCTGAGACACCCAGCGCGCCTACTAAGAAGATGCCACGGGTGGCGAGGTATGCCATGGAGCGTGAGCCTTGAGACTGCCCGGCGGCCAGCAGCTCTTCCGGCCGCAACCTGTTCATGAGGTCGGCAAGGTCGTACAGGGCTTTGGTCTTGCTCTCACCGAACAGCGCCTTCAGTACGTTCCTGCCTAAGTTGTCCAGGCTCTGCTTGAACGTCTTACCGCTGATGACGTAGCCTTCGCGCATCAGCCTGGCAGACTTGGCTACGACCGCATGGATAAGGCCGCTGCCGAGTGCAGCCTTCAGCTCAGGGTCATCGACAGCGTCAGCCAAGTACTTGAGGTTAATCAAATACCGGTTGAAGGCCTGCTGGTTGCTGAAGGAGGGTGTAGCAGCTGCGATGAGGCGTGCCACACCGGCACCTTTGACTTGCTTGTACAAGGACTGGAGGACTTCCTTGCCTAGTTCGATGGCTTCTTTTTGCTGCAGCGGTCCTAAGCCCTCTTCCCTTGCTACCTGACGGCCTATTTTGGCAGCAGTCCGGCCGAGACCTAAGACCTCCTCTTTTGCTTGTGGGTTCAGCAAGTCATACAGCTTGACAACGGCGTCGTCAATCTTGCCTTGGAAGGCTTGAAGGATCGCACGAGCCTGGCGTACGACCTCATCAGGTCCGATCTTACCCAGACCCTGCGCGACACCAGAGAGAGCCTTCTTGGCCCATCCTGCCTGCGTCCAACCCAACTTCTGCCTGGCTTTACTGCCTAGAAGGAAGACGTCCTCCAAGAACTTGCCGAAGGAGCCTAGGCCCGGCCCGGCTTCTCGTGCTTTGGCCTGGGAAAGCGTCATAGGGAGCCTCTTGGGCATCTTGACTCCCCACAGCTTTTCGATCTGTTTGGCCACCTTGGGGGCTATACTGGCCGCGTGCTTGCCTGTGTACCGGGCGACATCGCTCAGATTCTGCATAGCCAGCACGGCCATTTCCGGCGTAATGGCGTAGGCGAAGATCAATTCTCCGTCCTCGTCAGCCCATAACACAGGCGTCTGGCCTTTGATCAGCTGGTCCAGGCGGTGCCCGGTCCAAGTAGCGGCGGCGGTGAACATGGTACGCTGGAGAGCATTGGTCAGCCGGGCAAAGTTTTTGGGTGAGAACTTATACTTCAAGTACGGCGCATAGCTGGTGGCCAGCATGGCCGCAGCTGTGGTGGCAGCTTCATCTTTGGCCGGTGGGTTCAAGAACCACATGGCCGCCGGAATACCGCCACGGATGAGAGCTTGGCGGGTAAGCAAGGCTGCAGGACCTGCGCCAGGTAAGGCGTTGCTCAAGGCGTACATCCCTGCTGCACCACCTGCACGGTACAAGAAGTCCAGCAGCTTCTTACCGGCTTCTACGCTCGACAGCTGTTCCGTCGTCGGTATAGGTCTGGCCTGTATAGCCCCGCCCGTCGGGTTAAAGTAGCGGTCCAAGAGAGTAGGAGTCACAGCAGGGGACTCCGCCGCCTGCTGAGGCTCGCTTACAGGGAAGTACGCCTCAAGATCAATGGTCTTCTTTTCGTTATTGTTGCCCGGCATGGTAACTCACCATAATAGGAAGCCCGGTGCCTCCAGTCTGCACTTCAAACTCTACGCCGTACTGATCACGGACGTACTTAAACACGCCGTCAAGAAACTGTTGGAAGGTCGGCAAGGTCGGTACGCGCGCCGGATCTGGGTTCTTAACAAACTCTTCCCAGCGCCGTTGATATAAGTCGAGCGCTGACCTCCAAATAGCGTCGAAGGTAGCTTTCCCACCTAGCGCCTTATTGACCATCCTATCAAGGCCGAGGAAGTCTACGGCAGCTTTACGGAGCAAGGAGAAGTGGAGCGCTACCAACGACCGGCCGAAAGCTTCCTTAGTGTACCACATCTTCGGGAACACTTCCGCGTAGAAGTCGCGTTCCTCGTTCGTCACCTGAGCGCCGGTCTTGGACTTGATGAACTCACCGATCATGTCACGCAGTAAGGCTAAGGCTTCTTGCTCTTCAGGTTGGACTTCGCCACGTATGACCTTGAGGAAGTACTGGCCCAGCCCTTTATGTTCGTCAAGGGCACGGCGGATATCCATGACGATCTCAGTGTTGGCAATGCCGCCCATGTCTCCGCCGCGGGCATAGAGGCTGGTAACGGCAGAGCTCAGCTGGGTAAGCTTGCTGATGTTAGCCAAAGTAGCGACGTAGCTCTGCGCAACCTTCTGGTCAACGGAGGCAATACCAGCTGCCGGTACTTTTCTGATCCTACCTGTAGCATCACGGATGAGGTAGAAACGGTCGGCGGGGTTCAGCTTGTTGGTGTAGACAGGGACGGTGGTGTTATCCAGCAGCCTCAGCTGGTCTTCAGCATACTCAGGCTGCGGGCGGTTCTTCTGTGCCGCCTCCAGAGCCTGTAATGTTACCAGCTTCTCTCCAACGAAGGACAGAAGCTGGTTACGGATCTCAGTATTCTGCCACGCTCGTTCAAAGGCTTCTTTGACTGGCAGATCAGGGAATAATTCAGACACCTTCATGGTAACCAGCGTGTTGATCAATTCATTCCCGGTAAGCCTGTTGAGCAAGTCGAACCACCAGTCGGTCTCTTCCCTTTTGGCCGCACTTTCGGCCCGCTTCTCGTCCATGATGCGGAAGTACATGCTGAGAGAGTTGTAGTCGTCCCGCATGAGGCTCTCGGCTATAGCGTGCATGATCTGAGCCTCGCCGAACGCGCGGGTTCTTTCTTCTCTAGCAAGGTCTAACGCACCACGGAACCGCTGTTGCTCCTGCTGTAGTGCGATCTGGTATGTCTGGAGCGCTTCCTGTTGAGCCTCGCGCTCCATCTGTTTCTCTAACAAGAATGCCTCAAAAGCTTCCTGGCGCAAGGTCTTGAACTGCTGGCCCGTCATACCGGAAGCAAAGCCACGGAGGAAGTCTACCAACAGTTCCCGGGCCACAGAGACGGAGTTCCGGTAGCGCTCGTTGAATTCACGCAGCAAGTCCTGCCTGTTCTGCTGGGCGAACGTACGCTGGATGTTGTTGAGGAAGTCGAACCTACGCCGGACGTCTTCAAGCGTTGGTGCTGATGGTAAGGGTTTCTGTTGACCTAGCAGTGTCTCGGCAGCTTTCTTGGCCCTGTCAAGGCTGCTGGTGTAGCTACCCTGAAGGGCTCTCTGCTGTAGGTCCTGTAGTCTGTTATCAGCCATTAGCCCATCACTCCTTCAGGTCCTGCAAGACTAAAGCCGCCGCCTCTTCCAAACACCCTACCGGATAGGATGTTAGCCCCACCGGCAGCAAGACCGCCTAGACCTTGACCGAGACCGCCTAAGAAGCTGCTGTACCAAGGCTGCTTGCCAACCCAAGTGTTGAGAACGCTCATGTAGTCACCGAAAGCTGATGTAGCCGACCCTATAGCTGTCTGCCCAAAGCCAAAGTACGGCTTAGCAGTCTCAGTGATCAGACCCAAGGCCCGCAACGTGTTATCGATGTATTGCTGCATCATGCCCATCTTGGTACCGATACCGGTGGCCCATAGCTGGCTCTGCAGCTGGATCTTATTCAGCTCAAATCCGGCCAGATCCATCTGCTGCTGGTTATACCGGAAGACGGTGTCGGCAATGGTACGGGCGATATTCCCTTGCTGCTCCATGGCACCAAGTAGGCGTTGAGTCTCTAAGCCCAGCACACCCAAAGCCTGCTGTCCTGCTGCCAGTCGTTCTTGCGTCAGGCCTGCTAAGGTTTCATAAGCCATGCCTACGTTGGCCTGAGCCAGTCGCTCCAATGCTGTCATCTGCTCAAGCGCTGTAGCCTCTCGTGCTGCTGCAATCTGCTGGGAAGCTCGTGCCATCTCAGCGCCGGTAGCCATACCAGTAGAAGCGGCCCGGGCCAGGTCAGCCAGTGCGGAAGCGCCATAAGTACGCAGCGCCACGTTCGACTGCATTTGAGCGCGGGCGATGTCTGACGCTGTCTGCATGGCTCCTGTCATCTGCTGCAGACGAGCACGCTGGTGCTCCAGTAGTGCCTGCCCGCGTGCCTGGCTCAAAGCTTGCAGGTACTGCTCGGTCAAGGCTCCTTCTGCTGTTCCTGCGCTCACTGCCGCCGTACCTAGACGCTGGGCAGCTTGTCTCTCTGCTGCTTCTTTAGCCTGCCGGTACTGTCGGGTCGCTGCCTCTTCGGTCACTGCAGCGACTTTACGCAACGGCAGGACGGCACCACCTTCTCCTCCGCGCTCGATAATATCAAGCATCCGCCGGTAGAGCCTGCGCGTCTCTTCAGGAAGCTTGGCGCCCTTCTCTAACTGGGCTTGGATATCAGCCTTCAGCCGCTCCAGCGCAGGCGTCCAGCCTCCCTTACGGACCAGCTCCATGCCTGCGCCGTACATTTCCCGGGTCTCAGGCGTCTGGCCATAGGTAGAAGTAATGGTCTCTAGGGCCTTGCGCTGGGCTTCCATCTTGGGCGTGTAGCCCCAGGACGCTAAGGTCTCCAGCGCCTTTTGTAGCCGGGCCTGCTGCTCAGGGGTCTTAGCCCCCATGATGTCTTTAGCCCGGTCAAGGATGTAAGCAGTGTCCTCTGTGCGGCCCCTATAACGGATAATCTCGTCAGCAGCCTGCCGGGCACCGATCAGAGGCAGGATAGTGTCACGCAGGATCGGCGGTAAGTCTTCCCAGGACTCGGCAAAGTCAGGCTTAACTGACTCAATCTTCTCCATGAACTCGGCGACGCCTGGGTCAATCTCTTTGAACAACTCCGCCCAGTCGCCCATCGGCGTGACGAAGCCGTTCTTGATGAGCCACATGAGCTCCGACCACGCCGCTTTCAGGCGCGCGTCGCCTTCAGGGAGGTACTTGTTGTACTGCTCAAGTACCCAGTTGTGGTAGCTCTGCCACTCCTGCTTGGCTTTCTCTACTTTCTTTCCCATCCTGCTACCATTGTACTAGAGGTAAGGCTATGCAGAAGGAAGAGCGTAGAGTACAGCTGACTAAGGATGAGATTGCTTACATTCAAGCGCTGGAGCAAAAGGCTTTAGTGTATGAAACTGCTGCTCGAATAGTCAGGGAGGTTTTGGTGGATTACTTGCGGCACTTACTAGCCAGCCGGGGTATTAAAGGTCAGTGGGCTATGAAACTCGACGGGAACGCGCTGGAGCTTACTCCCGTCAAGCAGGCGCAAGAGACATTTTGTAGTGAACCCCGCCGATCCTGACGAGAATGAAGGGAGTCCCGCTACTGGAGTCATACCACAGGGCGATTTCGCTGTCGTAGTTCAAGGTAGGCCTTGAGCTACTGTAAAAGTACCGGAGGATATGAGCGCCTGAACCTGTAGTTGCACCGGTCGCCTGCAAGATAGCGTAGTCCCCGCCGACACGAATTGCGGCGATATCCAGTATGCCTCCTGACGTAATCTTTGCTGCTGGAGAACTGTAACTGGACCCGATGCGTAGTTCTTGGCCCCAGATGTAATCGCTATATACCCCTGCTTTATAAGCGCCTCCCTCCGTAACGCTGAGTCCACTGGTTCCTAACCCCGCTCCCGTGTCTGTTGATTGAGACACTGTAACTCCATGGTTATCAATCGTGACTTGAGGATAAGCGCCGGAGGCGTACAAATGTACGCTGCCGGGAATGATATCGGTCCTAAGGTTGTCTGACAGTCGTTCAACCCGAACGCCCACTGTGTCACCACCTTCAAGAAAGTTCTCGATGATAGTCTGGGCGTTATTCCGCTTCAGTTTGAAGGAGGTTAGGTACGTATCGTCGCTTGTGTTGTCAATGACTACATTACCAGAAGAATCTACATAGAACGGCGCATTGTCCGGCCCTGTACCGCCGATCCATATAGCGTTCGACCAGATGCCCCGGTAAGTCAGATGCTGACCAAGGAAGGCAATGATGTTATCCAGCGCGTCATAGACGTAGATCTGGCCCGGCCCGGCGGTCGCTTCGCCTCCTACATGCAGCGTGCCTGATGTGATCTTATTGGCTGACAGGCTTACGACATCAGCGTCTACGATCTTGATCCTGTACGCACTTACGCGGTCAAAGTGCTGGTCTTGTATGGCTCCTTCAGCAATGTCGCTGGAAGAGGCTACGTAACGGTACACATTGACGGCGACGGCGGGGCTTTCTGTGACGGCTGTAGCCCGCCCATCCTTCATGACCGTGCGGACGTACAGCACAGCCACAGTGTCTTGGTCTGCTGTAACGGTGAATGCTGCGGGTGGCTCCGTGACTGACGCCACCATGTAGGGGTTCTCGTCCGGATAAGCTGTACGAGAAGTCCAGATCTCGTAATGGTCTACGTTAGGGTCTTCAGGTATGGTCCAGCGTAGGACTACCCTTGTAGCCCCGGAAGTCATATCAGCGGCGACAAGCTCTACGTTACGGGGCAGAGGGACTGTATAGTCGTTCGGCAGAGGCGGTAAGGTCTCGCTCATGTCTCTACAGCCTTGAAGACGAAGCCTATGTTATCAACGGCAAAGTAGCCGGTACCGCTCACTTTTAGTTTAAACCTTCTAGCCAGCTTCTCGACGCTGTACCAAGCCTCCTTGGCCGTGGAGGGCTGGTCATAATACGGCGGGTCTTCTGCTGTAGCCGTAGAGTAAGTCCCGCTCAGTTCATTGATCAAGTACTGGACTGTAGGCGAGGAAGACGTATCCTTCTCCAGCACCACGTAAGACAGCCGCCAGGTACGGATAGGCTGGTTGACGGCGTTCAGCTGGTAGCCTGACGGGGCTTCCTGTGGGCTGAGCACGAATGACCAGTTGATGTCGCTGGTGCCGTCTTGGGTAGCGTCCAGGTCAAGGTAATAGACCTTACCTCCATTAGCCACGTACAAGTCTCTATGGTCGTGGAGCGCCCGTCCCCAGCAAGCAGCTGTAGCGGAGAAAGACCATGGAGGGAACCAGATGTTGGCTGCAGGATCATAAACGTAGACTGTAGCCTGGCCCGTGCTCCGGTCGAAGAACCAGCAGGTGAGCCAGTTGATGCCTCCTGAGGCGAACGGTAGAAAGCTGACGTCGTCATAGACAAGCTTCTGGATTGAGTCCTTAAGCGGCAAGGAGGCAACCTTGGGATAGCTGCCAGGAGAGAGGACGTAGATCTGGCCGTCGTTAGCCAGAAAGATCAGGTCGTCGCCCCAGGTCATAGCGGCGCGGGTTACGTCAGCGCCTCCGAGGCCGGAGTAAAGAAGCTCGGCTCTGAATTCTACGCGTGCCTGGCCTGTGATACCGATGATTTCGTCCTCGGTCAGTACGTATAGGAAGTTTCGTGCTGGAGCCAGTGACTTGATGTGATTCTTCAGCAGGAAGTAGTTGCCCAGGACATTGTTCGGGCCGAAGAAAGACTCTTCCTTGACGCCATTGATGATCTCTTCATAGCCGGAGAAGTAAAGCCTGTTCTCAATCCCATACCAAATCCGCCGTGCATAATGTGCAAGGTTTGTAGAAGGGTCGCCCAGTGTCCCGTCGGGTGTCTTGCCGGGTGGAGGCTCATTACTGATCTCCGTCGGGGCGATGTCAAAGGCGTCCAGGTAGTCATCAGGCAGGGGATCGCTGCCTGTTAGGTCGTCGTCGCTGAAGGTGACGTCGACATCGCCCGGGTTATCAATCTCGGCCAGCTTGAGGAATGTTCCACCACCATCTCTAGTGCGCCAGATAATGATCTTGGGGATCCTGGTAGTATCTGCATGACCTCGGACGGTGATCTGTGGGATCTTGTCGGTGAAGGCTCCTGTATCGCTGGGTTGCTGGCTGGGATCAAATTCTAACGGTGACCGGCAAGAAACATGCCCCGTACGTGACTTCCAGCTGTAAGCGTACTTCCAGCCGAAAAGAACGGTGACAGGGTTGGCTGACGCAGACCAGGTCGAAGGATCTGTCCGGCGCGCAGGCTGTATAGGCTTATCAAGGCCCCAGTAGTCCGTGCTGGTACCGTCGAACTGAACGGTGGAGATGCTCGTCGTGGTATAGCCTTTGATGAATACTCTGCCCCGGGCCGCCAGGAACTCATGCGGCCTGGTAGAAGCATGAATGTCGCGCAGGTCGTCGATCTGTGTCCATGTAGGTGTGGCAGCGCCGGGGTTGATGTACCAGACTTCCCAGCAGCCGGTGCTGGAGTTGTAAGCAGAGACGACGATGTACTTGTCCCCCGTGAAGGTTTCCAGCGTGACCATCCGGTCAATGCGCCGGTCCGCCAGCTCCGGAAGGCCGCTGTCAGCCAATCCCGGTCGGAGACGCAGCCTGTTCTCGTAGACGCAGACGTTGCTGCCTTCAACAATGCGAGTGGTCTTCTCCCTCTCCTTCCGGTAGGTGTCATACGGAAGGCTAAGGTTGTCCAGCCAGACTACATTCGCGTCACGCATTCTTCTTGCGCTTCTTCGCTGCTTTTCTCAGTGCTTTACTTCCTGCTGCACGCCTCTGAACGTCATAAGCGATGGCCAGTGCCTGCTTGCGAGGATACCCCTCCCGCAGCAGCCTTTTCAGGTTAGCGACGAAGGCTTTACGGGAAGGGCTCTTGATGAGAGGCACGCTAGCCCTCCTTACGGCGCTTCTTTGCCATCTTTCGCAGCGTTCGGGCTAAGTAAGCCTGTCGCACGGTCTCAGTCGAGAATTTGTTCTTGTTCTTCAGGACATGACGGACAAACTGGCTGACCGTCATGCCGTGACGCCTAGCTTTCTCGGTAAACTCTCCTGGATGCTCAATAGCGCCTTGAATCCAACGCTTCTTCTCAGCCATACCTTAAATCCTCCTCAGGATGTATGACAACCGGACCCGCGACGAGACCTTCCGTTGCGGCCATGTCTCTTAGCATGATCAAGAACTTGGTGAACTCACTGTCAGCCTCCGGAGATTGGATGATCTCCTGCTTGAACTTCCACAACAAACCTTGCCGGATAACATGGGCGTAGATGTCATCAAACGGCAGCTCTTGACTGGCTAAGTTCTCGTTAGTAATCTCCGTCGGCTTCTTCTTGTACGTCCCTGCTACCCACCAGTAAGGTGGGTTGTAACCGGAGGGGATCGGCCAGAGCCTGAACCCGCTCTTCTCAGGTAAGTAACAAATAGCTTCAGGTTTCCCATACACATTGTACTTGCTGAGGTTAGCAGTGATCTCGATAGGTTCCGTGTCGCCGCCGTAATGTTGCAGCCAGACCTCGTGTAGGCCGTGGAAGTCTGTCGGTATGTTGACTAGAGGCGCGTAGACCTCCGCCTGGCCGTCGATCAAGTAGAAAGGCGGTAAGTCCTCCAAGCTCTGCCGCCATGGATAACGGTGCCACATGATAGAGACGACCTCATTAACGAATCTAGCCCCGTAAGGCTCCGTAAAGACATGAGGATAGACGGCAGAGATAAGCTCTAATGCGTCGCGCCCCGTCACTTGCCTACTCCTCCTACGAACAATCCAGAAACTTTTCGTAGCATGGGAGTCTGCTGGATGATCATCTGGAACGCCTGGAAGACTCTAGCCCATTGACCGTTCGCGGCGTACCGGCCGTCGCTGCTGACCTGGACCTGTCCCGCACGAGGATCCCGGACAAACTCCATAGCTTTAGCCAGCAGGACTTCCTCCCAGACCCAGACCCAGTCAAAAGGAATGCTAGTGAACTCGGAGTCTATGTTTGTAGAGTCGATCTGAGGTACTTCCTGTTTATACCAGTACTCCAGCACCGGCAGCGTGGAGTACCCGTAAGGCTTAGGAGAGATCCTGATGGTGGTGTCGTCTACAGCGCAGACCTTCTCCGGGCAACCTCTGACGTTGGGCGCAGGGAAGGCCGGGACTACGGTTAGATCTTTGACGTGGTCCTGGTCATGCAGCCTGGCGTAGTAAATATACAGCCCCGTAGTACCCGTATAGTCGCTTGTGTCGTCAGCCAAGGAGACTGTAGACTGTGTCAGCGTCCATTCCCATGGCCCGGCCAGCCAGAAAAAGGACAGGGAGTTGTTCAAGAGACGGTACAAGATCTCGCTGTCGTCAAGCGGCGGGTTGCCCAGGAACCGCTTGACCGAGTTCAGCAGCTCTCTTGGCGTAGGGTTAGCCATGTCTACCCGCCGATAGCGTCACTGTGCGGGATAAGCTCCTTAGGTACTTCCTCCTGGCCTTCATATGCCGGGTAGTAGAAGCTTTTAGCGCAGCCCAAGCACACGAAGCATAGCTGGCCGGTGCCGGTCAGTCGTTGCCCTACCAGCCGTGAAGAACCGTCTTCTTTCCGGTGCGTGCAGCGTTCTTGCTCGCTTCTGCGGGCCTCTCGCTCCTGCTGGATAATCTTGAGCCGGTTCTGGACGAACTGCTCGCGTTGCCTCTTACGCTCGCGGACAGTCTCCACGTAATCTACCAGGATCTCCTTTATAGCAGCCTTTAGGTCATCGTCTAACTTGTCAATGTTAGCCAGTGCAATGGCTACTTCAGTCGGGATACCTTCATCTTTCTTGCGTGCCATAGCTTACCTCACTTACAGTCTAGCATGTTATACTGGTGCTAGGAGAGATAGGTATGCCAACGGTTGTCGCACCTTACCGTTTCAAGGGAACTGTTACGATTGATCTTAGCTCTATTGCTGCCGGTGCTGGTAGTGTCGTTGACGTTGGTGTGACGGGGTTACGAGCTAACGCTCCAACGTTTGCTTGGCCTGCGGCGGACTTTAACGCGGGGCTTCTCTGGCAGGCGTGTTGTATCCAAGACGACCAGCTCCGGCTTTATGTCGTGAATGTAACGGGCGATGCTATCGACCCTGCCTCTATGACCTGGCACGTAGTCCAGTTCTAAAGCGGAAACTTGTCGTTTGTCTTCCCTGTCTGTGCCTGCCAGGAGAACCTGTCGCCGGAGCCGAACTCTTTCTCCGCCAGTTCTGCTGAGACTAGTCCCATCTGTATAAGCCTAATCAGACAGGTACGCCAGCCTCTTTTGACTTCAAAGTAAGGCGCTGTCACGGGAGAATAGCCCGGCTCAGGATGTAGCACGCGCCTGTCTGCCATAATGGACCACTCAGGCATCCAGTCGCCTTCACAAGGGAAGAGGTACTGAAGAGAGTCCGGCTTCTGGAGGTAGATGCATGCCTTGGATTTGTCACGCGGGTGAGGGAAGATTTTGAGCTTGGGGTTAAGCTTCTGAATCCTCCGCGCAAACTCATCCGTCTTCAGAGGCCGCCCAAGCTGATGAAGAGGGTTGGCGACGGACCGGAAAGGGTCAGCGACGAGTTCCTTCCCTCTGATCGCATTCTTGAAGGCTTCGAAGCGCGATTCTGTCCACTTTTCCTTCAATTCTGTCGAGTCTTTCTTTGATCTCATCTAGCGACTCCTTTATAGCATGGATGTTCGTTCTGTTTTCCGTGATCTGATTACTGATGGCTGCCCGGTCTAAAGCAGCCCACCCCAGCAGGCTCAGCACAGCCGCAAGAAGGACCGGTCTGATCCATGCTTCTAACATGTCTTACCCCTTCTGCACCAGCTTCTCCAGCTGTTGCGCGAACTGGTTGAGAGATTCCTTAGCTTGCTGGACGTCGTCTAGGGCTTGCATGACCCACTTCTGGCCTGCGTCAGAGCATAAGAAGCGGAAGCACCAGATAACAGCTAGCAGGGCCAAGTCTGCCGTGGTTGTTGTAGCAGGGATGACAAGCTGTTGGTCAAGCGTCATACACTCCCTCCTTGAACATACGAAGCTCCTTCCTGCGGCGGTTGACCAGGCCTTCCACTACGTGGCCTCCTGAATGGACCCAGCGTTTGAATTCATTGGCTGCTTCGTCGTACAGCCCCTTGTTGAGAAGCTTGAGGAGCGTAGAACTAAGGAGAGCCTTGACGCCTACATTGTACGCAAAGCTGACCAAGGCATCAAACTGGTGCTGTTTGAGCGGGACATGGACGGAGCTGTTGACGACACGAGCGATGTTCTCGACTTCTTCCCTCAGTCGCCGCTCAGCCTCGTCCCTGTCAATGACTTCATCCTTATAGCTCGCGCGGGTCCCATAGCCAATGGAATAATGGTCTGAGTCTTTATAAGCACGGGCTTGGAACCCTTCAGCCTGCTTCAGGAACTCAATAAGCTGTTCGGAGGCATACATTCTACCACCTCCATTCCTTACGGCTTCTACGCCACACCCGGGCTACATGGAAGGGATCCACGATCCCTTTCGCCCCAGTCGCTAAGCCCTTCAGCCGGTACCACAGCCAGGACAGACCATGATACAGAGCAGGAAGAGCGCCTTGGCCGGGATTGCCCTCGTCTACGTCCCATTCTCCCACCAGCTGCCAGTTCGGGGCCTGGTGGAGGACTATTTGGACTGCAAACCATGGCCTTCTCTCGCGCCAGCCGATAAGAGCAGTGTCTGCGCCGAACGGTCGGTGCTTATGGATGGCCAGCGTCCACCTGTCCATGTGTTCTTCGCACCAGGTATAGCAGTCCTTATGCCAGCCGAATAAGACGCGATCAGGCCGGACCTCCAACACTTCTACCGGCGGGAAGCCTTCGTTCTTGCCCCAGGTCTCGAAGTTTCTTGCACACTGGGCGCACAGCTTCTTATGCCTTTTCTCTGTCACGGCTTAAGACTCCCCTCAGAAACCACAGGACGCCTACGGCTAAGGTTGCAATCAGCCGTAGCGTCTCGTCCTGAAAGGTCTGCGTCAGCGCAAGGAGAGCAAAGAGAACAGAGTCTTTAGCTGTCTTTTTAACGAGTCCTGGCATAACCTCGGCTCCTACCCACATTATACCCATGGGCAGCCCGAGGTTTCTGGACGGGATAACAGGCGGAGAGAGCTTCTATATCCGCAGCCGGTAACACATACCACGGACGCCAGAGATAAGGAGTCATGACAGAGTAAGGCGTGTCGAGGTTATGACCGAGGCCGAAGACGTGGCCTAGCTCATGAAGGACGACCGTGCGAAGGTAAGCAGGATCATAGCCGCGTTCCAACCACCAGGAGAAGATAGTGATGTCTCCTGCGTAAGGTTCCGGTGTGGAAGGATAATGAGCAATAGCCAGCGCACGAGGGATGAGGTCGTACTGCTTCTTCATGTCTATATGAACGGTACGGGGAGCGCCGGGCTCCCCGTCCGTCCAGACCACAACGCCGATTTGCCGATACACGCGGGCTGCGTCAAGGATGACCTTAGCCGCGTGAAGAGGTACTGAAGCGTCAATGTACAAACCCAGTTTAGCAGGTTCTCCTCTGCACCAGCAAGAATAGACAGGCGTAGGATTGATTTCTACGGCTACCGGAGCGACCGTGGCTGCAACTGACAGGATGATGCAGGCGGCTTGGCTCATGCCTTCCAGCCTTTAGGGACCCACAAGCGCTGGAAAACTAAAGAACCAGGCCTACCGATGACCACGAGCTCGTAGAGCTTGCCGTCGATGATGGTCTGCGTGCCAGGCTCAGCTATACTGCGGCCCGCTGCGAAGATCCCGGGGCCGATCTCCGGGCCTATATCAATCTCCGGCGCTGGTTCTTCTGCTTCCTTTTCCCATGGCGGCGTAGCAGGCTCGCAAACAAGCTCGTCAGTCTCTACAAGGCGCAGGTTCTCCTCATCAACGCCCAGAGCCTTGGGAACCTGAGGCATCTCCTGCATCAAGCGAAAGGCCTTCCAGTTCTTCTCTACGTTCTCAACAGCCTGCCGGTAGAGGATGACCGAACGGGCGTTGATCTGCGCTGCGACCTTATGCAAGGCCTCAACGGCTTGCCGACGTACATAGTCAGGGCGAAAGATTGGTAGGATGTCCATCATCATTTCTCTCCCATGTCCTAGCTCCAAGAGAGTCGGGACGAGAGGCTTATAAAGCCTTACCCCGCCCAGCCCTGCCTACACTGTATCATCACTCAGATTCATTGTCAATAGGCTTCCAGTCCCCAGGCAGCCGGTCAAGCAGCTCTACGCTCCCTTTCTGAGGCCATTCAGCAAGGAACAGGTGAGGGACCACTGTTGAAACGCGCGACCGTCGGTGAGATCCAAAGCGAGTGGATACGTAATGCATTAGCGAGCCGTCGTGTCTGACCTTGCGACCTACTTTTCCGTATCCGCCCTATGGCATCACATGACCTCTCGTAGTCCACCCGGTGCCAACCATACTTCTCTAACTGCCCGTAAATCGGGTGAGCGTAGCCGCTGACTATAGCGCCGCCCTGCAGCTTCAAAAGCGTGTCAACCAACTGCTCGTGCTGTTCGTCGGTCATCTCGTTGTCATAGCGGCCGTATCTCCTGGTACTAATCACGTAAGGAGGGTCAACGTAGAAGAGCGTCTCGGGTCGGTCCCAATAGGCTATAACGTCCAGGGCATCTCGACAGTCTAATTGGACGTTGGCGAGTCGGGCGTGGAACTCACGGAGAAACGCGACCCTTGCCCAGTAGGACCTGGTGGCTCGTGTAGTGAAGGTTCGCCCCCAGCAACCGGGAGTATGTGCAGTATGCCCCGCAAAACCTTGATTAAGGACTACCAGGAATGCCCAGGCACGAGTGACATCGTCAGCGGCCTCACCGTCGAGGATTGCTCCGGCCCTACGAAATTCTGCCAACGAGTACGGCGTCCATAGGAGACGATGGAGCAACTCTGAGAACTTCTGTTTGCACTGGAGTACCCTGAAGACGTTCACTATCCGTTCGTCTATGTCGTTCAGTACCTCAACTTCGTACCGCCTCGGCAGGCTCCAAAACACGCTTGCAGCTCCAGCAAACGGCTCAACATAGACCTTGAATGCCGCAGATGGGGGCGGGAAGTGCGAGAGGATCCACCTAGTTACGCACCCCTTTCCGCCGTACCATCGAAACGGAGCAGACGGCATCCTTGTCAGCTCAATTCCCGTTAAGCACAACTCGTCAAGCACTTGGATGACAGCTTGGCGCACATCATCTCCTTAGCACTACTCAGTTGCTGGCTGCCAGTCAGCAGGCAGCCTATCCAGGATCTCTACTACGCCCTCATCAAGCCACTTAGCGAAGTAACTTGTGTAGAAGTCCAAGTCTTCTTCGTTTAGGGGGTAACAGACAGCTCTTCGCCCGTCAGCGCTGACAGCCGGGATGGAGGCTGTCGGAGGGCCGTTGTTGAAGTCAAAGAAGCCTGCTGGTTCTTCCCGCGTCCATAAGATCACGCCGGAAGGGCTGACGGCTACTTCCCAGGCCAGCTTATCCCACGTCTGCTCGTCTTTGAAGACCAACACCAAGAAGCCTGTCGGTTTGGGCTCAGTAGGCATAGGAATATCCAGCAGCTCTTGTGCCCACGCAAACAAGTAACGAGGTTGCGACACATACCACACGGACGCACGTCTTACCACGCGGCCTTTTGGCCTGCGGCGACCCAGACGGTCTGGCTTGCCGAACCAATGCTCGATGCGCTCAGTGCGTTTCTGCAGTCTTAGCTGGACCGTGGCCGGCCGTTTGAACTTGGCCCGGACTTGCCCGCGTAGCTGGATCGTGTGCTTTATCGGCCCTGCAGCAACGGTCCTATGAATCGTACGAACATTTTGCGCTGATAACAGCAGCGCACCCACAGCTATTAAAGCCAGCGCTCGCCTCATGTTGTACCCTCCTGCTCGACCTTCAGCAGTGCCTCTTGAATTGCAGAGACTGATATTCCTTCGCATATGCCGTCTGCGTAATCTTTACCCCCTAAGTCACCTCTCATCCAGAAGATGTAACCAACTTCTTCACCACCTGGCGGAATGTGAACGTGAATCTCCCCGCGATCGGTGTCGTGGTATAGCACGATGCCGCCATCAAAGCTTGTAAGCGAGTGGAACGGTAACTTAGTCTCCTCAATGATCTTGCGTGCCTGTTGGTAAGCATAATTAGTCGGGCGAGCAATCCCGTACTCATCCTGCTCAGGCTCTTGAAGTAGCTCCTCTAATAACTCAAGCGACCGCTGTAACGTCCTCATCGCACCATCTCCTTCCAGCCTAGTACCTGTCCAGGACTAGCAAGTAGCGGGAAGATGTTAGCCAACTCTAACATTGCCTGGGCGCGGAGGATGCGTTCGACCTCCTCGGGTGGTTTGAAGGCATATAGCGGCGGGTTCTGACAGATCGTGTCGCGGTAGCCGTCCGGGCAAGCAGCACGCCAGTTCCAGATGTAATAAGCAAGGTTCCGATGCAGGCTGCCAACTTCTGCCGCTGACAATGCACGTGACGCCACCTTACCACCGATAACTGTGCCGTTGAAGAATCCAGAGTAAGACGGGCCGGTAATAGCACCGATTGCAGCTTTGTTCACGGTCACTGTGGTCGGCGTGTAACTACCGCTAGTGTCCAGCGACCCATCAACGTAGACAGCGTAACTGCCAGCATCGAGCACTACAGTGACCACGTGAATAGCTCCGTCGAACACGCCATTAGTGGTAATAGCGTCGACCAACGTAGCCCCGGCATCATCTGTAAGTACGACTCTCAAGGCAGCCTCTGACGTCTCTAGCCGGAAGCCTTGGGCTGAGCTAGAATCATTACCCTCGGAGTATACGGCCGTTCCAGTGCTCGGAACCCCTCGAACGACAAACGTCCAACTTCCAATGTGGTCGCCCGCTTGCTCGGCGCCGTCTGCTATGTAATCATCTACCCCATCAAACCTCGCTCCAGCAACGACTGATTCCGTTGCAGGGTCGGTATAAGGGGTCGGTGAGCAGTCGAGAGAGCTGCAGTACTCGACTTGGAGGTTAGTGATCTTGACCGTTACAGGCTCAGAATTCGACGAGGACGCGGCGACCATGGAAAACTGATAATACACGAGGATCTCCCACTGATCACCGAGCGTATGCCCCGTCGTGTTACTAAACCTGATTGAGATGCCGCAATCTAGTTCCTGGGTCTCCCCGGTAATAGGAACATTCGTTGCCTGCCACGTTGCTCCATTATCGTGGGACCAGCTGAACGTGTCCGGACTTCCTTCACCGTCAATCTTGATCAGGTAATACGCTACGTATCGGTTATCGTCAGGTAAATAATCTACGGCACACGTGAAGGAGGTCCCAACAGGCGTTAGGTCGTCCAAACCGGTACCACTAAAAATTGGAGACATTGCGCTCGCTCGTCCGCCCCTAAAACTACAGTGTCTTCCACTTGTAACGCCTGTTGAGTGCGACCCTTTCGATGAATAGCTCGACTTAACGTCTACTGCTCCTCCAGAAGTGACCTCAACGTCAACGCAGAAGGCTGAGTAAGTGTTTGCCACGGTGTTAGACCAAAAGCCAATATACGCCCCAGGGTTTATGGTTATTGTGTGAGAATCGATCCGGGTGCCTCCGCTTAGGTACCACTGTGACAGGTCAGACACATACTCTATCGGAGCCACATTCCTACTCGACGGCGTCACCAGCGACGCGTCGTTGGTATCGCTACTGGAGCTGGAGCCGTTCTGCAAGTGGTTCCCATTTCCGGACCAGTCCCAAATTACCTGGTCGTCGCCGGTGGGCTGGTAGGTGGTGGCGGTAGTGCCGACCTCCAGCTGTACGTTTGTGAATGTAACTGCGCCAAAGCCGGACGTGTTAGGGTCTCGCAGGCCTATGTCGCATGAGCCGGTAGATGCCGCGGTAAAGGTAACACTGTAGCGCTGCTCACTGGCAGTCACTGATAAGCTTACATAGTCACCGCACGCAACCCACTCAAGCGATGTATTACCGGCAGAGGCGATGGTGGCACTTAAGGTGTATTGGATGCCCTCAGAGACGCTTACTGACTGGGTTACGCCACCGTTCTGTGCAGAGGGTGTAAAGGTCGTAGCAGTAGCCGTGGCGTTCGTCTTAGTCCACAAGGCCGACGTCAAGTCTTCTGAGGCCTTGAGTAGGTTCCTCCGCGGCTGGTACCACTTGCCGCGCCCGTTGGGGTCGCCGAAGACCCAGAAGCCTTCCAGGCCCTTGGTACTGATCCCTAATAGGCGAGACTGCCAAATCCCGGGTGCACCAATCTGAGCAAGACTCTCAACAACCAGCGCGGGCACACTCAGCAGCAAGAAGACTAAGGCGAAGCTGGCTACGTCTCTACCCAACTTTCTCCACATACGCATTACCGTTCATACAGCACGATAACCTTCTGACCGTCAGCGCTGGCATCCACATACAAGTCAGCCAAGTTGACTCTGTTACCCCGCGACAGTGAGATGGTCAGCGCGTCGCCAGGCTGAAGGATGATGCCGTTGTCAGAGCTGACGTCTGAGCCACCAACATACACTTCGCCCGTGTTGTCGTAGTCAGACTGGACAATGACGAAGCGAACCCAGGTGTTACTGGTTGCTAACTGGACGGCGGTCCCGGCGGTACTGACTGTCTTAGTCGTGGTAAAGACCGCTGCCAGTAATGGGATGCCTACGAAGAGCAGCAGAAGCTTGTTGAGAATCTTCATAGCACTCTCCTATCACCAATTCTACCGCGAGACCGAGGCGGTGAAACGGATGAAGTCTACACGCAAATTTCTTTCCCCTGATGCTAATGTCTTAACCCAAGCGCCCATGTAGAGGGCTGACGTTGGAAGATTGGTGCTTGAACTCTGCTCGGTGCCGCCATTGACGGAAGCATAAATTGTACCGCCGTCACCTCGAAGCTTCAAGTAGTAATATGTTCCTGCGGCTACGGACACACCCAACGGAACTCTCGTGCAGGTGGAAGCACTACATGTCGCAAGTGTCCATTCGGTATCGCTTTCGCCGGTCAAGTACTCAATAGCAATGCGACTGCTGCCGACGCCTCCGGAGTCGACGTTGTTAAAGCCGACACCAACCTGGACGCTAAGGGTTGAATCAATAGAGACAATAGCTTCGAACGTCCATGTACCTGAACGAAGCAAAGTAGCATTGATAGTATTGATTGCGTTCATATGGACGTAGTTGCCGGTCGATGCGCCGGTGCTCAAAACACGGATACCTGGATGATTGCTGTCTCCCGTCTCATAGCTGCTGTTTGCGGACGAGGAATACTGCTCGTCCCACATGGAGGAAGAGTCAAGCAAGAAGTCGTCCACAAGACCGGCCAGGTTCCTCGTCGGTACAGACTCACCGGGAGAAGCGGCTATAGTGACGTCGACCTTATCGTTCGTGGAATCATCAGCCACAGTAATAGCTACATTAGATCCTTCAATAAAGTTGATCCGTTTCCTTGTTGCTGTCAATGTACCGTCCTTGGCTACCTCAACCTTTTGGACAACTGAATTCTCCGTCTGCGCCACAGTCACGGTTGAATCAGCGCCGCCGTCAGTGATGCTGATGCCTGTACCAGCCGTCAGGACTCGTTCAGCTGTCAGCGTAGGATTACTAGAGAGAGTCACGTAAGCAGCATCAGTAGGCGCGCCGCTGCCGGAAGAGACTGTTTGTGGCTCCCATTGGTTAGCACTGTCGTTCCAGACTAAAGCTTGCCCGTCCGCAGGTGCGGTGTTCGACACGCTACGGCCTTGAAGCGCTACCACAGTAGTGGACCCAGTAGCGCCCGTCACGTCGCCACCTAACGTGTGATCATGGCTTGTACTGGCCTTCTCATTGTCCAATTCGTTAATGGCATCCTGTACGTTTGTCGCTGCAATGTTACCGGCGGGCGTGTTAGTGATTTGGCTGGCTGTGTAGTCACCTGCCTGCGCGCTCACAGCACCTGTACGCCCGAAGACGCTTGTCACAGGAAAAGAGCCGAACTCTAAGCCGTCTTCCGTGGCCTTGACCACGACAGGCTTATTCCCATAGCTGGTATAGCTTGAAGGAGTATCCGTCAAGCCTATGAAGGACGTAACGCCTCCTGCACCCGATACTTGTGTCCATGTATTGGTAGACGTACAAGCGTACAGGTTTTCTCCCGGTGTGGCGTCCGTCTTAAAGAACAGCTCACCCGGCGAGCAAGTAGAAGGCAGGCTGGTACCAGACTTAACCGGCTTAGTAGAGCCTGCGCTGGAGACGTCGAAGTTACCGCCTGTAAGCGTCAAGCCTCCCGAAATGGTCAGTACATTCGAGGACCACTTGATGTTCCCGGAGCAGTCTACCTGGCCGATATTACCGGCGAAGAAGACCCAGCCTTGGCTGCAGGAAGACTTACCCTGCCTATCGAGGGCTACTTGAGCGGAGAGAAGGCAAGGGAGCAGCAGAAGAACCAGCCGTTTCATCTCACTTCTAGTGTATCAAGTGAAGAGATAGTAACCTACTTGGTCGTCCGGCTGGGGAGCAGAAGTGAAGGTAATGGTGCTTCCGTCACGCGTGTAATGAACGCCTTCGACCTGGATGACGCCGTTGAGGAAGATAATAGCTATACCGCCTGAGGAAGGAAGTGCAAAGTCTGTAGTAGTTCCATCAGGCGTCCAGGTGCCTACAGTGACGTAGCTCTGATCAGCCAAGGTTACCGGTGCACTTGTCGGGGCTTCAGGCGCATCACCGGCAGAAGGAGCAGTAAGTGTGGGGGGAGTGAGGTTGTACTCATCGTCTGTCACTTCAAACTGCGCGCTGCCCGAGGTGAGGAAGTAGCCCGTAAGATCATACCAGAAGTCCAGATACTTGACGTTGGGAGGTTCTAAGTAATCAGTACGGAAGATGTGAGCAGTACCAACATCAAACTCGCCTTCTTCTATGCGGAAGGTATAACGGTCAGGCACGCGGAGGCCTTTACGATACCAAAGCTCGCCGCGGCCTGACGGGGGAGTAGCAAGAATAAGCAGGTAGCCGGAGAAAAGGCGGCCGTTGCTCCAGGTTGGAGCGGAGGCGAACCCCAACTGAGCAACAGCCGCCATGGCCCGCCGCGAGGAAACTCCTTACAGTCCTAGGGACGTCGGTACGTCGATCTTCCGCAGCCGGTAGTTGGTCGTGTCCAGGATCTTGGCGGCGAAGACGAAGTTGTAGCTGATAATCGCGCCAAGCTTGCCTTCAGGGTTGGCCGGACCGATTGGAGGTCGGCGGACGACGTTCAGGTTGAAGGTGTAGTCCTTACCCGAAGGCAGCTTAGGGCCACGACCTTGGAGCGGAACGACCGCCAAGCCCTCTTCGCCTGCAAAGTAGACGCGGTACTTGTTGGGCGTGCCGCTGACCGTGGTGACGTTGGTGCTCTCCCACAGCTGGACTGACTGGTACTGGCCAGCATAGCCGCGGTCTTCTGGTGAGACCAGCTTGTCAGCCTGATCCTTCAGCTGCTTGACGATGTCCTGGAAACCGCCAGCCGCCGGGTCATTCCAGAAGTCATACAGCACGAACGGGTGAGCAAGAGCGACATACTTACCAGCACGCAGAGGAGGGATGTTATTACCGGCGAAGATAGCACGGATCTGAGCAAGATCTGCAGCACTGAAGTAAGTCCCGATGGGTGAGACGTCGATCGAGCTGGCGGCAGAGTCGATTTCGTTGCGGATGATAGTATCGACTGACAAGGCGGCACGGTAACTCATCCGCTCGACGGCTGCAGCAGTGATGTCGTCGATCGCCGTGTCCACCAGCAGGTCGCTCAAGGTCATGTAGTCAGAGTACTGCGCAACAGTTGCCGAGACTGTGCTGGTGGTCAGCGACTGAGAAGAGCCTGAAGTACCTTCAGACGTCGCGCTGGTGTTAGCACCCAGCTCGCTGTAACGGAAGAACTGGATAGTCTTGCCGTTACGTAGCGCCAGGGTGCGCTCATCGGCCAGCTTACTAAACTGCAGCGTCGCTCGTAGCGAAGAAAGGGCCTTGCGGTCATAATAGACCGACGCCAGGTGTTGTAGAGTCGAAGTCCCAGTAGTTACGCCAGCGTCGTAGACTGCCATGTCTTATTACCTCTCTGCTATGAGTATAACATGTTCGCAGCTATCTAACGCTCTTGAAGTAACCTAGCTCTTTCAGCTTCTTCTCTAACTCTTCCAGCGGGGCCTCATAAGCTTCCTTGATCAGGTCTTCAGGGACAGGCTCTTCCGGCTGGGTAGTCTGCTTGTTAGGCAACTTAGGTACGCCGGTATCTTCCTTCTTCTCTTCTTCCTTAGGCTTGATAAGACCTTCCTGGACGGCGATGGCTAGAGCGTCTTCGTAAGCCTTACGCCCGGGAGCCCAGCCGCGTTCCTGCATGATCTTCTCCAGCTTATCGATGTTTTCCTCGGTAGGGTCGAACTCTGGATGGTCGTCGAGGAAGGCTTCTGCTTCGAGCTCATGGACGCGTTCAACCAGCTGGGCGACGGCTTGGGCTAGCGTCGGCAAGGCCTTACTGACGCCTACGCCCAGTTTCTTCTCGTACAGCTCGTCCAGTGCGCCCATAGGGTCAGTTACAAGCTTTTGGACGAACTGCTGCGGGTCTAAGTCACTTGTGCTCACTTGCTGTTGTGGCGGGGCTTGTTGTTCTTGCTCTAACACAGCAGCAAGAGCCTGTCGCAGCTCTTCTTCACTCATTGACTCAAGCTTCTTCCTCAAGTCTTCGTTCGCCATAATCAGAATCCTCCAGGATCTTGTTAATGCGGCGGAGCGTATAGTCAAAGCCATCTAAGCGGCCGATGGCTTTCAGCGCCTCCTCCGCAGTCTTAGCTGCTTTGATACTCTCAATAAGCAGCTGCCTGTCTCTTTCAAGAATACCACGAAGGACGTTGAAGCCGTAATGGCCGCGCAGGTTGGCCAGCGCTTGACGTTCCAGCTGGGTAAGGTCACGGTCCATTACTTACCCACCAGCCTTTGTAGGATGGCACGCGCAGACCGCTCGCCTGTCTCTTCCATCTTAGCCCGCGTGGACAGCTCAGCCTTGGCCAGCTCGGTGCTGGCTTTCAGGCCGCCCATACGGAGCCTGGTCTCAGCCTCAAGTTGCGCCTTCTGTAGTTGTGCGATTAGTTCGGGCGTGATGCTGTACATAGCGCGCTCCTCCGGCGTCATCTGGCGGAAGAACTGGTAGCGTTTTCCGGTACCGATAGCGTCCTCAAAGAACCGCTCCCATTCCTGAAAGTTGACCGCCCGGCCAGCCTGTGCGGCCATCTGCATGACCTTGGGGTTGAAGAGGAACTGGGTGACGGGGATCAAGAACATGGCTAGGCGTTCCCTGTTGAGAACTCGTGTCGCTGCTTCGAGACGGAAAGAGATGCGGCTAGGTACAGAGATACCCTTCTTCTTCATGATCTGGTGAAGTTTCTGCAGTGTAGGGATGACGAAGTAGTTCTCATACCGCTCCACCAGCGGCCGCAGCCTCTGTCCTACCGCCATCACTTGCTGCGTGACGCCTGTCGCCGTCCTGTTGGCATTGGACGGGACAGGGACGCCGGACATCATCAGCTCGTTCACACCGAAGCGGCGGGCAGCCCTAGCCTCGATCAAAGCTTCTTCCTGAAAAGCTTGGGACGTGACTTCTTGCGGGATGATGAACTCCAGATGGTCCATCGACGTCACGCGCTCTTCTTTGCCGGGATAGAGTGACTGCTCCCGGGGCATAGTAGGGGCGTCGGCCATTCTTTTCCGCGGCGGGTTCAGGGCCAGCGCTAAGTTGTCCAGGCGGGCGTTACGGATGCCCGTTGCGTACTCTTGGTCGTCACGGAGGGCTTCAGCGACGGAGATTCCAAAAGGCCGCCCAGGCAGCGGTAACGGAGAAGCCTTGACGAACGGCAGGAAGCCCCACGGGTTAGGCTTGTCCAGCAGGACCCAGCGCCGGTTCAGCAGCCAGAGAACCCTGTCCTTGGTCCAGCACTCCAAGACTTCTACGTTTTGGTAGCGCGGGTCTACCGGAACCTTGCCGTAGTCTACATGCTCAGCCCTTAAAGCGGCGGACTGCTGGAAGATCAGGTCGTCTTTGGGGAAGGAGCTTAAGACTTCCGTTAGTTGGTCGCCTGCAGGTAGGTTCAGCTGGTCGCTCAGGTCCAACAAATCTTGGAGCGTAAGGATCTTGCGCCGGAAGACAAAGCCTGAAGAGTCTACTAGCGGCCCGGAAGCACGAGGATCCAGCCAGATATCCCGTGCGTCTACGAACTCAACGTACGGCCGGTGAAAAGAGCTGTCCCAACCTAGTTCGATAAAGCTGTCACCCAAGATCAACGACTGGTGGACGGCCAGCTTCATCTGGGCAATCGGCGGCAGCTCATCCACCCGGGTCTGCTGGGTGAGGTAGATGAAAAGCTGCTGCTCGAACTCTCTAAGCTCCTGTACGTCCGTCAGCGGGTCGTCAAGCGGGATGACCTCGAAAAAGGTAGGCTCACGATCGAATAGAGCGGCGGAGATGATGGGATAAATACTCTCGACCTGGTCAAAGATAAGGCGCGAGGAGATCGAGGCACGCGGGATGTTGGTCCCTTTCCACTTCCGCGGCGGTAAGTAGCCAAGGTAAAGACGCTCATTACGCAGCCAGCGGGGCTCGATATAGTTGCGCCGCCAAGCCGCGTAATATTCAAACGTCTTCTTGGCCAGGAAATACGGGCCTAGGCTTTCCTGTGGTATAAGTTCGAGCGCAGAAGCCATCCTGCTTTCATTCTAACTTACTGCAGGAGGCCTGTTATGTCTTCGTCCTGGAAAGGGTCGCCCAAGCCGAAGATTTCCTTCCACAGGTGAGGCTTAGTCTGGGCAAGATGACGAGCGTTCTGGATGATCTCACCGCCGGTCTTTTTAGCGTCTGGTGCGAAGTCTATCTTGGCCCGGAACTGGTCAGCTAAAGTGTCCAGGAAGTCTTTGTACTGGTACTTGGGGAAACGAAGAAGTTCCAGTTTGATATGCTCCTTGGTGAAGTCGTCGCCTAGGTCTTCGCTGAAGTACACCATCTTCTTCTCGAACCACGGGCGCAAGGCCTGGATACGTTCTTCTTTGCTCTTGTCCCGTTCGCGCTTGAGGAGAGTGATAGGCAGGACGACGCCTTCTTGATCAGCTGTTCGCCGCAAGGCCGGAAGAAGGCCGCGCACAAAGCCTGTGTCTTCAATGGCTATTCTTGTCGGGCAGTGCTTCCGGGCAGCCTCAATGATCTGCCGGATGAGCTCTTCAGGCATCCAGCGTCCCAGCCGGACTTCGAGCACGTAGCATCTGTTCATCCGGTCCCAGCCGCAGGTAGTGATGACGGAGAAGGAAGACTTGGGACCGGCGCTGTGAGCAGTGTCAATGGTTGTGGTCTTGTAGCGGATAGGTACACGGGCTATTTCTTCCCTGGTCTTCCAGCGCAAGTATTGCGGTAAGAAGACCTGCTCGCCCGTCTCAGCTGCTACAGGGTCGTTCAGCTGCTGAGCGGCAAAGTGGACGCCTCTGATAGGATGCTTCCTCATTGCCTCCAGCTGCTCCGTAGTGACCAGCTCAGGGAACAAGCTGATTTTGTTCCCGTTCTTGCCCAGCTTGAACGGGTAGTCCAGCTCGTCGGGCGTAAACTTCTGGCCGCCAGGAACGTCACGAGCGTAGCAGGACATGAGGAAGATCCGGTAAGTATGAGGCAGGCCACGCCGCGCCTCTTCCCGCCACTGATCCACTAACTGCGCATGAAGGTCGCCGTAGTTGTAGATGGTGCCTTCAATATCGATCCAGTAATTAGGCGAGATAAGCAAGTTCTCACACATGGCATAGGCGTCGATGATCTTGCGGCATAGCTCCGGCCGGGCGCTGTTCTTCTCATCCACAATGTCGGTGAACTTCAGCAGGTGGTAGTGCATGCCTGTCCGGATGGACTCAATGCCTGCCACGCTGACGGACGGTGCTGCTGACTTATGGCGCCGGTTGGGCAGGTCAAACCATGTCTTAGTCCCCGGCTCAGCCGGGCAGTAGTCAGGGAAGTAGTAGCGGAAGGTTTCGTTCTGGTAGAAGTGGTACCGCAGCACGCCGAAGACAAACTCCATGACCTCTTGCGAGCCATGGATCCATAAGATCGTAGCGTCAGGGAAGTTCAGCAGCCACTGGACGGTATGAGTGACTACATTGAGCGTTGTTTTGAACCAGCCACGTGGAGCCAGCAACAACCGCCGCTTGTAGTCATCCTTCAGCACGTCTAAGGGGTCAGACGCCAGGGGCTCATAATGCAGCCGCCCGTCACGTAAGAAGACATCTTCGCCTTGCTCAGGGAACTGTGTCAGGAAGGCGGCCATAGGACCATGCACGCGGTCGTTCAGGCGATCGTAGCCAAGGATATGACGGCCGAGAAAAAGCAAATCCCGGCGGGCACGCTGCCTGACGCGCAGGATGGAGGCCATTTCCTTCTTGGTCAGTGCCATTTTTCCTTCCGGCGCAACTTCGGCCGCATCTTCCTGACCCACGCCTGCGCTTCTTCTAGTGTCTCAGGCGTGGCAAAGGCGACAGCAATGACGCTGTCAGCCTGACGTTCAAAGTCCAGGATAATCTGCATCTCTTCTGCCTGTGTCTTTGGGCGGGCTTCTATAATCCGGTCAGCGTCAGCAAGCACAAGAATCCGGTCACGTTGCGGGCTCATGTTTTTCTCCTACTGATCAGCATAGCAGGCGGATGTTGAGGGTGTGAAGAAGCGTAAAGAAGGTGGTGTAAGGAAGGTGGTAAGGAAGGTGGTGTAACGCCACTAAAACCGTGGCGTTAACTTTAGCGTTTACTTAAACGTTAAAGTCAAGGGTATCCCCCACCCCAATATATTGTGGAACCTTCTCGTGAGTACCCCAATATCTTGTGGTGTGAGTGAAGGTAAGTTTGGCATGAGAATTGCTATAAGCAATTACCGTGCCAAACTTTGGCATGCGAATTGCACCCCAGCAACTGACGTACCAAAGTTTGGTAAGCGATGTGCATATAGCAATCTGATTGCCAAACAGGGGCGGGTGAAAGAATGGCAAAGGACGTGCTTATAGCAATTACCGTGCCAAATATAGCCTCCAAACGACCAGTGTGTAATTTTTACACGGTGGGGTGGCTAGAACTAGCCAGTCAGGAGGCATAAGAAAACCCAGTACGCAAAATTTGCGCACTGGGTGTGGAGTGGTAGGGGAATTGCAGGGGAACAGCCTATCTTACCTCGTCATATCTCTCCCAGACACCATAGCCATAAGGCTATGGCCAATACCCATACTCCAGTACTCCAGAGTGTATCCATACTCATCCCTCCTGGGGCGAGTCGACGTCGAGCTCTTCTTCATACTCGCCCTGCCATGTGATACGGCCGTAGTCCCACTCCGCGTAGGGGTGGTGGTCGGTCCAATACTGGGAGCACTGACACTCCCAGTCATCATCATCAGGGTCGACCGGCTCCAGACTGCACCAGTGCGGGTGCACGTAGACTGCACCGGGGCAGTCGTCAGGGTGCTGAGCCGAGGTATACGCCACGTCCTCGGCCCAGCGGTAGGCGTCGTCGGCGTTGTGAAACTCGCGCTCGTCAACGACGACGCCGTCGCAAAGTTGGACCACTTCCCACCACATGGTCGCCTCCTCTCTAGAAGTAATAGAACCGCCAGAATGTCTCGCGGTCGCTCAGTCGCTCTAGCCGTACGACGATCGACTTGCCGTGCGACCCGAACGACATCTCCCAAGGTCTCTCGTAGGGATACGGAGTCTCCAGTACTCCGCAGACTCCGCGGGCATAGATCCACTTATAGCGGCGTACGCCGCGGAATGGGATGCCCGCCAGCCTGCAGGCTGCTCGTAGCGCGTCGTCGACTCTGACTCTCCTCATGGTCATGCCTCCTCTATAGGTGTGCCGTCGATGCGCCATGGACGACGGCGGTCGACCACATAGACAGACCGGTCAGAGTAGCCGCCCTGGCGGCGGCAGCCTCGACGGTCTCGCTCTAGACACCGCTCGGCCGCGGCATAGGTGCGATGGTAATGGCCGCACCAGCCACGGACTGGTCCGTAGGTTACGTACACTCGCATATCTAGGCTCCATGACCCGAGTAGGGTCGAGCAACCTGCTGTGTCGACAGTAGGCTGGCCGCCCCCGCCCGAGTCTTTGCCTTCTCTTCCGGGCGATGAAAAAGCGAAAGGTCGAGCCAAAAAGAAAGGCCACCCCATGGCAGGGGTGACCAACGAGTCAACGCCCTGAGAACACCCGCCGGAGCCGGCGGGCGATAGGGCCGCGCCCGTAATGCCACAGGGAGCGGCAGTCCGCGCAGAGCTCGCGCGGAGTCTCCGGGATCCCGTGCGGCGGGAGCTCCGATAGCTCCCGCATGTACTCAGGGTCCACTCGCCACGCCCGCTCAGGCGTGGTTCCGGCCAGTCCGCAGCCAGGACACTGGCCGGGCGCAACCTCTTCGCCTGCCGCTCGGCAGGCTTCTAGCTCCGTGATCCACGTCATCGCTCCTACCTCCTCGCCCAAGTAGGGTCAGTCAACCCACCAGCAAGTGATGGGCTGGCTGCCCCCACTTAGGCCTTCACCTTTTGATCGCTGGAAGAAAAGGCGAAGGTCGAGGGCAAAAAGGAAGGCCGCCCTTGCGTAGGGCGGCCGAAGGGGTCACGCAGGAAGATCAATCCGGAAGGGGTCCAACGCGTAGTTGACCCCTTCCGTGACGAAAATCCGGCGGCACCCGTTGCAACGGGCCCGCCCGCCCTTCCGACGCCCTTGGGGGAACCCAAGCACCATCATTACTCGAGTTTGCGCACCACATGCCAAACACCGCAAGATGCAATCCTCTCCATAGGGGGGGTATACACCGACAGTTTCAACCTTTGCCCATCTGGTTGTTCCACGTACCATCTTTCTGGCCTCCGTCTCCACAATAGCATACCTTCTACCCTGCGTCAACCCCTGCTGTAACTTATTGATACCACAACACTTGCATCTCACCCTACCAACCACGCAAATCTTGCACACTATAAACCGTTCTGCATCAACAACTTAGCCTGATCTTGTGGAAAAGTCTGCTACATCCGGCGACCCCACAATTTACATCTGTAAACCCACCAAACCACTCAACTTACTAACCTTACCAAAGCTTAGCAAACCGATCAGCTTTATCGCCTTCATCGTCTCGACCGGCCTAGTGCGATAAAAGGAACCGGCCCCTCAAGACCGGCGCGTAAGTGAGTGGTGAGTCAAGAGTCAGTGAGTCGTGAGTCAGGGTTGAGTGGTGAGTCAGGGTTAAGGCGCGAAAATTTTTTCTTCTTTGCTATCAGTCACTTACGCCCAAAACGCAAAAATTTTTGCTGCAAGGGGGTTGACAAGACAGGGCGGGCAGGTTACTATAGGGCCAGGAGGTTAGAGATGCAGCGGATTCAACAAGTTTGCATTGATTGGCCCGACCGACGGGAGTACGAGGACGCCCATTATCTAGTGCTCACTTCAGGCCGTGAGGCCGCCGCACGTGCCATTGACGAGATCCGTGAGCGGTGGCAGCGGACGCTTGACGAGCACCCAGTCCTGCGCCGAATGCTCGATCAGGACTGGTCTCAACCGCCAGTCTCATGGCAAGAGGCCGAACCTTACGTGCGCTCGGCGCTGGAAGCCAGCGCACTGGCGGACGGCCTGGACTGGAGCGAGCAAGCGGCCGAGGTTGTCGATCGTGCGCAGTCCTGGTGGCCGGACCAGGTGCGGCTGCTAGGCCTATTGCTCAAGGCTGAAGATGAGCTGCAGACCTACCGGGAAGTCGTGGCTGCCGCACGCGACTCCCTGTGCGAGTGCCAGGGGCACCTAGAGCCGGAGCGCTATAAGGCGCTGCTCTGGGGGCTCGGGATGCTCCTTGGAGACGTCAAATAACAAGAGGAGGTGACGGAAATGCATGATATCAAGCTAACAGAAGAAGTGTACACCTGGCAAGACTGGTTGCGAGAGAAGGCCAATCCAGCCTACAAGGCCTTCTGGTGGTTCGGCTCGACCTTCTGCCCTGATTGTGTTCCTGATCCAGATCCACGGGATTTCCCCATGGATCTTGGTCTTTGGATTGATCAATACACTGTCCCGCAAGGGCTCACGGAAGAGGATATTACTGAACCCCTTCAGTGTGAGCACTGCGGGGCTTGGATATTTCCGCGGGCTTAACTCTGCGGTTCCACTGAAAGGAGGCGTGAAATGAGTGAGGTGAAGGTCATCAATCTAACACCCCATGATCTAAACATTCGCTGCGCTGACGGCCGCGTCCTGACCGTTCCGCCAAGCGGTATAGTAGCCCGTATCGAGGTTTCACAGGTACAGACAGACTCTATAGTCTGTCAGGGCTACGAAATTCCTATCTACTCTACCCGCATGGGTGAGCTGGTAGGCTTGCCTGATCCCGAACCTGCCACAATCTTCGTGACCTCTCTCGTCGTGGCCAAGCGTGCTCGTCAGCTTGGTCGTCGCGATGTCTTTGCGCCCGGGGAGTTAGTGCGTGAGAACGGGCGTGTTGTTGGTTGTGTTGGACTGGCAGACCCACAGGAGGCTTAACATGAAGTTCCGGTGTGAGCTGTGCGGCAATTGGTACCGGTACACAGAACAGCACGGAGTGGAGCTGTTCTGGCAGGACAAGCGTATCGGGCTACAAGTTTCAGACTGGGCAGCGGTCTGTGGACGCTGTCTCAGTAAGTACCGCGTTGAAACCCCGCCTGAAGAGTCCAGAATCACTTGTCCTTGCTGCTATGAATCCCGCCCGTTGTATCCCCATCAAGGCGAGTTGTTGTGCTCAGAGTGTATTTATCACTGCCGAGGAGGTGAAGCATGAAAGGTACCTGCGGCTGCTGTGGTGAACTGAAGCCACTTCGCCCCTACTGTGGTGAGCTGTGGTGCGACGACTGTATCCGCCTTGACGGTTACGAGCTCCACGTTGATGTCTCGCAGTTTGATCCATGGTGGGATGAGGACGATGAGCGAAAGCATGACGGCAAAATCTACGCTTGCTATAGGGACCCGGACACGGGCCGCACAGATTCAGAAGTAGAAGAGTACCAGGTGCGGCTAGAAGCCAACTTTGAGCTGAGAGTCCGGGGTGAGGATGAGTTTCAGGTAGCCAAACTGCGCCGGGTCAAGTCTGACCGGCCCGGCTGGTCTGCATGGGAGGTCGAGGCATGGGTGTAAAAACTTGCGAATTTTGCGGCAAAACCTTTGAATACTCACATGTTTGCCGCGACATAATGAACGTGTATTTCAACGAAGACTGGGAAGTAGTAGGGCTGGACCTCCTGACGGCTGAGTTGGACCCGACTTGTTTGGAATGCGCCCGAAAGATAGCTGTGAGAATGGAGGAAGACCATGAGTAAGAATTCAGAGTATGAACGGATGTTAGAAGCTGAGTTGAAAGCAGCTGAGATGATCTTGAATGTCTTGAACGATGAGCCACCCAAGGAGGAAGGCTATTTTCTCCAGGGTAAAGACGGTTACAAGGCTTATGTGAAATCCTGGGCTGATGCTTGGGATCGGTCAGTAAAGCGCGCCATGAATGGGAAGTCTACCCGCATCATTGGCACAGATGGCACGAAGCTGGAGGTGCGGCCATGCTTAGAGGACTAGAGCTGCGTTATGAAGTCTGGTCCCTTGACGAAGACCGAGAAAAGGCCATGTTACTCGGCAAGTTCTACTGGCTTGAGGATGCAGAGCTGTTCGCCAAACTCGTGAGCACCAAGTGTTACTACGGCGTGGTGCTTGAAGGTGAAGACATCGATCCGAAGCACTACCCGCCGCAGCATCATAAGATCATCGCTTACCAAGCCGCATGGCAAGGAGGCAGGACATGCCGAGGAAGCCGTTCTGGACACGACCAAGCGAAGGAAAGCTAAGGAAAGACGAGATAACCCTCATCCGTAACTTTCCTGTAGGTTATCCTGTGCACTTGCCTTACCACAGGAAGAAACCTATACCGCTTACGGACTATCCTGACCCAGTAAAGAGTGCGTTGGTTGACGAGATAGTGGCCAAAGTGAGGAAGGAGTATGGACAGGGTTCAATGTGATAAGTGCGTGATGAACAAAGTATTCAAGAAAGCCATTGAAGACCTTGACCGGGTAATTGACGACCTTGATGAGGTTGTAGGAGAGTTACAACGCCTTCGTATCAGAGCTATGGAGGCTCGTACAGGGTTCTTATTCTTCAAGAAAGGAGATGTAAGATGACCGACCATATTGACTTAAACTGCTTGTTAGAAGACTGCTTGAACTTCTTGGCCGTTCTTTGTCTTATGGGCGAGCCGGAGCCTGAGGATAAGCTTGCCATAGAAAGCTTAGCTTCCTTGACTAAGACGTTAGCCAAATTCCTTGGCTACGGTGAACAAGAAGTTTTACTGGACGTCGACATTCTGACCAGCCACCCACCCCGGGACTATGAGTTCATGCGGTACGTGGGTCTTGCTGCCGGGCTGGGAGTAAAACCCCCGTCGGGAGCAGTACAGGCTATTGCTCTGTGTGCCGGTAAAATGCCTCTTGCTGAGCGGGAAAAAGTGCTGCGTGAGTTTGCTAAGCGTGCGAATGAGTGGGCTAGGATTCTTGTTTCGACGGTTAACGACATAATCCTGAGAGGCAAATAGGAGGTGATCATGGCGCAGGGACCTTACTTGGAGTGCAGCGTATGTGGACGTCCAATCGCGTACTGTGAGATCGAGGAAGTAACGGACTCTAGCCCCTTCTCACGGCATTACTGGGGACGTGGCTGGCGAGGCAGTTGGAGGATTAACGGCTCGCGCTACTACGGGCGAGATATTTGCACTGACTCCAGGTGTATGGACGCGGTTTTCAAGGACTATTTGAGGCGTAGAGCACAGCAAAGGTAATACGAAAGGAAAGGAGGTCGAGTAGCTATGAAGTGGGAAGCAATAAACACAAACATGGGCTACTGTATAGAAGGTGAGTGGCGCGGCACCCGCCGTTACATCGCGCAGATGATCCCGGAAGAATGGATGGCTGAGTTGATGGCTGCAGCACCGGAGCTTCTTCAGCTGGTGCGTAAAACAGGTTGCAAGCTGCCACCACGGTTGAAGGTGGCCAGGTTCAACATAGAAAAGCTGGAGGGGTGATGAATACTGCTGTCCTATTACATCTTTATCTTCCCCTGCCCTTCTTTCCTATAGGGGCAAGATATAACCGAATCAAAGTACCCGAACGTTCGGGTGTGTATAGGGGCTATAGAATATCCAAATGGACGATAACTCCCCTCTAGGGGTACACCTATATAAGAGGGAGGAAGAAGCATGAAGATCATCAATCTGCACCAGAATGACAAGGGGTTGTGGATCTTTGCCGTTGAGTTCTCTACGCCCTATGGTCCCATCACCACACGAGGCTGGCGGTACGATCCAGAGGCCAAGACGATTCACAGACCTGCCATACGGATGAAGAACAACTGGTATACAGTCATTTACATGCCCACTGCTGTCTGGAACAGGTTATACGAGCTGGTGGAAGCAGAGCTCAAGAACGTGTTAGGGTAGAAGCAGGAGGTGTTGTACCGTGAACGCGATTGGTGCAGTCTTGCTTCATGACCCTAAGGTTGTTCAGAGTAAAGGCAGGCCTATGATTCGTTTCTCTGTTCTATTCCGTGATAGTAAGGGGAACGCACTGCTTGATATTAAAGGCTTCCTCTACCACCCGCAGAGAGGCTTGATCCCTCCGCATGTAAGAGGGAGACGGGACGCTTCTGGTAGGAGTGAGTGGTTCCGCTTCATCGACGTGTATGCGACCTTGGAGGAGGCCTTGTTGCGGAGTCTGAGGAAGCTTCCCCTGGTCCAAGAAACATTCGGCAAGGACGTGGAGCTGCACAATGCCCGGGTTGTCGAATGATGAAGATCTCCTGGTACCTGTAAAGGCTGTAGATTCTCTAGACCAGTTGAAGCTGAAGGAGCTCAGGCGGTACCTGAAGAAGGGCTACAGCACGGAGAAGGCTATGGAGAAAGCCGGGGTCCGCAAGAAGGACCTGATGAAGCCCGGAGAACTACGTGACAAAGTCAAGCAGCTACTCCAGGTGTACAAGGAAGCCGGTCTTAACAACCGAGAGCTGAGGAAGCGGCTTGTGAGGGCGATGATCTTCCAGCTGGCGTTACAGTCGGACAGGGATACCACAAAACTGAAAGCCCTGGAGCTGCTGCTGAAGGAGTTCAACCCTCAAGGTGGCAGGGTTAACATCAATATCGGTGCGCCCGCTGCCTTGATGGAAACACAAGTCGAGGAAGGAGGCGAGCTTGATTATGACCCGGAGAAAGGCGTCTACCGGCTCAAAGAAGGCGAAAAGGAACAAGACTCCGGCAAAGCTGAAGACCAGTGAGAACTGCCGGTGCCCTGTATGTGATGAACTGTCCAAGATCTTTTACATATACCCTGGTGGGTACTTAGTATGTGAGAGATGCCATAAGGAAATCAAAAACATAGGAGGCAAGCAATGAAAGCGTTCAAAGTGGTCCGCCGTCATTACGACCAGAGATTCTCTCCCTACGCAGCATTGCCAGTCGAGTATAAGCCCGGTGAGTATGTACTAGCGCCGGAAGGAACAGGTCTTCTGTGCTTCCGTAAGATGGAGCAAGCTGTCCAATGGATCGGCTGGGATACTCATACGGGCCAGAAAATTGACCCTGATCTCGAAGTCTGGGAGGTTACCGGCAAGGAACAGATCCCGCTGCCAGCTGAAGCTCTGATGTACCGTGAGGACATCACCCTAGAAGAACTGAGACGCTTCTGGGCGGGAGAGCTGACCTCACAGCATACGATGGGGTGGCCCCCTGGGACTGTGGCCTTCAAGCAGGTCATGCTGCGGAGGAAGATCCTGTGAGACCCCTACGCTGTGAGAATTGCCTGTTTTTGGCTCATACAAGCCCTCAGACGCGACGAAAGGGGAAGGGTAGTGGGGTAGTAGCACCCCCTCCCCTTCGAACGCTCTACGGGCTTCTATGGACCAGTTTTGAGGTGTTTGAGGAAGGAGGCCGTAGATGTCAGGGAGAAGGACATGAAGACCCTCGAAGCAGCCGTAGAACTTGTTGAGAGCGCCCCTCTTCCCGTCTGGGCTAAGGAAGACGTAGCCCGGGCGCTGGACTACGTCCTACAGGTCTGGTACCCTGACGACGACCCCTTGCTTGTTGAGTCGGAATTAACGGCTGGACGGGTGAAGGGAATTGTGGATCTGCTTCTTGACACTGACCCGCCCACGCTGGTAGACTGGAAGCTGTCACGAAGGCTGGACGCGCAGTGGGAGCTGAGGATGGCCCGTTCCAACCAGCTTAGGCTCTACGTTGCTCTCCTTCATCACAACCAGCTGCTCGAAGGTCCTGTTGCTGTAGAGGCGCGAGGAATCAACCCAGAGGAGCGCGTTCAGTCGAAAGTGGTCCGCTATCTGGTAACACCTCAGGAAGCCCAGCAAGTTCTCCAGTGGTACCAGGACTTCCTGTCAGTACTGGAGGCTCTTGATCCCAGCAAACCCTGGCTTCGTGATCCTTCCGGCTGCAGGCGTTATGGCTCCCAATACGCCTGCAAGTTCGAGCCTTATTGCTGGGAGGGCGCTGAGCTGGCGGAGAACAGACAAGAAGGGCAATATGTCAGTTTCTCTTCTGTGGAGGACTTCCTGCGCTGCCCTGAGCGGTACAGACTGACGCTGCTTACGGGTCAGGAAGACACGAGTGAAGCCCTGGAGACTGGCAAGGTCTTCCACGAGGCCGTAGCAGTGTTGTATAGAGCAAAACTACCACAAGTGTAAGAGGTACAGATGAACTCTGAATCTTGTCTACCAGAGGAATTTGACGAGGTTCTTTACCTTCTCGGTCCTGCTTACTTTCACCCTGGCACACTTCAGAAAGACCCAATCACTGGTGACGAGGGACCCTGGCGTCTGCTGGTGGTTCCACTCAAGAACGACAGTGGCAGAGCTTTCGTGTTCTTGTTCGCTGTCGATGGCAGTAGGTTTAAAATCGTTGAGACGACCATCAACAAGGAGGCAAACAAATGAAGACTGTAGAAACTGCACCAGAAAGCTTCGAGCTGATCCTACCCAACGGTGACGCTAAGACGTTCCACCTGCTAGGCCTTGGTTATATCTGTGCTGAGGCCTTGGACAAGGACCCTGTGCGAAATGAGCCCGGGAAATGGAGGCTTATGCTGGTCTCTCCGCTCGATGGGTCCGCAAGTAATAAGGCTTACCTCTTCGTTTTCAGTACCAAAGACCCTAACATCTACCGGGTAGCTGAACTGGGCGTTCATACGCAAGCCATTGAGACGTCTAAGGAGGTGCAATGAGCGTTCTTGAGGAGCTGAAGAGGCGCTCTAAGCAGCCCGTTAGCAAGCCCAAGATCACCAAACTTTCACCCAATGCCAGCCTCCCTATTAAGCTGGCAATCTACGGGCACACAGGCACTGGCAAGACCTACTTCCTTCGCGGCCCGCTGGAGTGTGGCGAGAAAGTCTTGGTTCTCAGCACTGACTTCGGCTCTAACGGGCTGATCACGCTTCAAAACTACTACACTTATAGGGACCCGGATAAAGCTGGCGTACTGGAGAACCTGGCCTACCTGGAGCTCTCCCGCTATCAGGACGTGGAGAACTTCCTCAACAACCCGGGCGAGTGGCTTCAAGAGTTCACGCCGACGGTCGTTGTGTTTGAAGGCTTCTCGACGTTCAACATCGACCTGCTCGATGAGTACATATTAAGCATCCCATCGAGCATTGATAAAGTGGGAGAACTGCGCCACGTAGGCTTGCAGTCTACGCTGCAGGACTGGTACGCTATGAAGCGCGGGACTGTGAGAGCGTTGCGCAAGTTCTTAGCCTTGGCCAACCCGGACGGCTCTGTTCCTCACAAGATCCTTACGGCGTTGGAGTCCCGAGCAGAAGTAGACACGCTCACGAACAAGGTGGAGCATTCGCCGCTGGTTCATGGTTCCGGGCGTGCTCTTATGGGACCTGCCTTTGACGTCATCCTGGAGACTTACAAGGAGGAGGAAGACGGCAAGATCAAGTACTACTACCGGTGCGAGGGTTCAAGCAGCAAGCATACCCTCAAGAGCAGGGGTTGGCCTCTTGAGCCTGTCATGGAGGCTGACCCGGTGAAAGTTTGGAGTATTTTGACTAGAAAGGAGGCTAAGTAACATGGCATTGAAAGTAGCGTTAGTTCAGGAAAAGCCGGACTTGGCATGTCTAGGAGTAGTAAGAGACGTAGGGGAGCCCCGGGAAACCGAGAGCGGCCGGTACTGGATGCTCCCGATCGAGATTCAGAGCCCGCAGGCACCTGATGGGACGTTCTTCTTCCTGTTCCAGCCGCGCTGGTTCCGAAGTGACTTTGATCCTCAGGTGCTACGGGAAGAAGACCAGCAGATCCAGGAAGAGGCTAAACGACTGGGTGAGACGCCGCCAGGGTCTCAGTACGGGATGTACTGCCGGTATATTGCCTACGAGCGACAACCGGCAGCCTTACAGATCCTGGCCGGTGAAGACTTTGAGAAACTAGCTGCGGCTTTCGATCAGATCCCGCCTGACCAGGTCACTCCCGACCTCATCCGGGAGGTTCTTCGTGAATCTCTTGTCGGCAAGGAAGTAGGCTACATCCTCCGCCAGCGTCGTGACAGGGACGGCCAGCTGACTGACTTCTACGGCGTGGACCGTCTCTTTCCTGCGCAGGACTACAAGCGGTATGAACAACCCTCCTCGCGTCGTCGTCGGCCATTGATCGTTACTTGGCTGGACGAGGAGGCGTAAGTTGCCGCTTCGTTGCGCTCCTTGCCCACTGCGCGCCACGGGTCGCGGGTTCTGCCCTGACTGGGTAGGGCCTGCGGCCCGCCTCTTTTTCATCCTCAAAGCGCCAGGCAAGTACGAGATAGCTCTACGCAGACCTCTGAGCGGCGGTACAGGTGGTTGGTTTGAGCGTCATATTCTCAGCCCATTTGACTTGACCTGGGACGATGTAGCTGTCCTGAACGTCATCCGCTGCTACCCTGGCCCGACCTTCCCTACCGGCAAGAAGCGCCAGGAAGCTGTCCGTATATGCCGCCAGTATGACCCTGAACTACCGGAGCTGTTCATCGTCACCTACAACCCTGCCAATATCTTCCGTGACCAGAACACAGCCAGGTTCATCATAAGGGCTGTTGAGTTTGCGTTAGGTTTTGACCAGAAGGTCTGTTTGTTATGCGGTCAGGAGGCGTTAGAAACCTTCGCACCTGAGTTGAAAGGAGGCTTAAAAAAGTGGCAGCGTCATTACTTTACCCGAAGATCTACGACGCAATCAGGTGGGAAGATTTCGGAGCAGGGCCTGTTGCGATAGACTTCGAGTATGAAGGAGACAAGCCGACGATCCTAGGCTTATCCCAGAACGGCATAGCGGCCTCAGCGCCTTGGGATGATTACTGCGGCCGGATCCTGCTGAGACTTGAGGAGGCTGGAGCAATCTGGTTGGGCTACAACTTCATCATGGCTGATCTTCCGTTGTTGACCGGTGTACTGGGGAAGCCGCCTAAGAGGTATGTTGATGTCATCCTGCTCTACTACCTCCTCAATGCTGACCTGTGCAAGAACGCGCCCAAGGATGAGGAAGACGAGGATCGTGGCAGAGGTTTTATGGACTTGTGGTCGATGGCGTCGTTGTACACGGACTTGCCTCAATGGAAACACTGCCGTGGAGAACTGTGCGAAGGGCCTTGTCCTGTGCACAATGTCTTCTACTACAACGCCCTGGACGCGCTGGCCTTGGAGCTTGCCTATCCCAAGCTGCTTCAGGAGCTGGAAGAGAAGAAGATCCCGGTAGAGCTGTACGACCACCTGCACAAGCTCACTCATGTCTGCTGGGCTATGGAGCAGCAAGGGATCAAGATCGACTGGGAGTATGTAGACTGGCTGTCTGAGCAGATTGACCGGACCAAGGCGGGTCTCTTCCCTTACCGGGAAATCTGGGAAGGGAAGTCTGGCAGGCGGCTGAAGCACCCACGTATAGAGTTCGACGCCCCGTTCAATCCTCAGTCACCCCGGCAGATCTTGGAGTGGTTCAAAGAGCAGAGGGTACCGCTGGAGTCTGCCAGCCTACAAGACCTCCATAAGGCTGCTGAGAGGATCGGCTTCAGTCACCCAGCTGCTCATTGGTTGGAGAAACTGATCAAGTACAAGGAAGCAGGTAAGGGGCTCAAAGCCTGGTTCGACCGCTCGCATGCTGGTAAGGATGGACTGATTTATCCCCGCTTCATCCCCTACGGCACCAGCACAGGGAGGCTTGCTTCTTCCGGCCCTAACTTCCAGAATATTCCTCGTGTCGGCTGGGGTAAGCAGGTTCGTCGTGCTATTATCCCGCGTGATCCTTCCCTTGAGCTAGCCAAGGCAGACTATAGCCAGATTGAACTCCGCATGTGCCTCTGGTATGCGGGCGTAGAGGCTGATTTTGCTGACGCTTTCAGCTGGCTGGTTGAGCAAGTAGGACGGCCGTTCGAGCAGGCTGCTTCTTTGCCGTTCTGTACCTATGACAGCCCGAGAGACATAGCTAAGAGCGTAGGTCATGCCTGCCTCACGCCTGACCATGAAGTTTATACGGAGCAACGGGGCTGGGTAAGGATCGACCAGCTGAGACACGCCGACAAGGTACTGGTATGGGATCCAGGCACCTTCAGCACTTACTTCGCCTTCCCTC